GGCAGCTGATGTAAATAATATAAGAGTACCAGCAGGAACTTTATTTGTAAGAGGGGTAGAAGTATTTAATGCAACCAATACCACGGAACAAGGTTTTTGGTTAGAGAAAAGAGATCAAACTTTCTTATCTGAATATGTTGGTAGATTAACAGGACCAGAAGGTTCTGCTTCAGCACAAGATGTAACAGGAATTCCTAAATATTATGCTATGTTTGGTGGAGCAACGGCATTAAGTGACACAACTTCAGGGTCTATTTACTTAGCACCTACGCCAGATGTTAATTATAATTTTAGAATATACTATAATAAGCTTCCAACAGGCTTATCAGCGTCTAATACAACTACTTATATAAGCAACTACTATCCAGAATTAATTTTAAATGCTGCTTTATCACAAGCATTTAGTTTTTTAAAAGGGCCAACAGACATGTTGACATTGTATGAAGGAAAGTATAATAATCAATTACAAAAGATTGCGGGAACGCAATTAGGAAGACGAAGAAGAGATGATTACACTGACGGAACCGTCAGAATTAAAATTGATTCACCGTCACCATAAACTAGGAGAAAAAATTTATGACAATAACATCTGCAATAGCAAACTCATTCAAAGTAGAAATTTTACAAGGTGGTCACAATTTTAATGATGCAAGTGGAGCACCCACAGGTAATGCATACAAGATAGCTTTATATTCAAGTGACTCAGCTTCACTAAGTAAATCAACAACTGTTTTTACTGCTGCTGCAGACAATAATGCAGTTCCAACAAACACTCTTGAAGTTAGTGATAAAACTACTAATGGAGGTTCAACTGCAACAGGTTATACAGGCGGTGGAAAAGCTTTAACAGCAAGTGCCGATCCAGTTTTAAGTGGAGACACAGCTTGTGTTAAATTTGCTGATATTTCTTGGACATCGGCTTCATTCACAGCAAGAGGTTGTTTAATTTATAATTCAACAGCAGTAACAGGATTTACAACAAACAGAGCAGTGTGTGCCGTTAACTTTGGTGCAGACAAAACTGTAACAAGCGGAACTTTTACAGTTCAATTCCCAGCACAAACTGCAAGTAACGCAATAGTTCAAATAGCATAGGGAGTAAATCCTTATGGCTAACACTTGGAACCAATCCGGAACCACCTGGGGTCAAAATACATGGGGTGAACAATCCGATGTTGAATTAACTCTTACAGGTTTATCATCACAAACTGCAATAGGTTTATTAGATATTGAATTACAACCAGGTTGGGGTACTTTAGATTGGGGTGAAAATGGTTGGGGTACTGTTAACTCAGCTGTATTTAATTTAACAGGTTTTTCTTTAACATCATCGGTTGGAACTTTAACTGCTGAAGATGTAATGGGTTTAACAGGTCTATCCGCTCAAACAACGGTAGGATCTTTAAGTGCTAAATCAGATCTTTCACTTTCATTACCAAATTTAGGTTTAGTTTCTTCTCCTGGATTATTGGAAGTTGATGATCATTCTGTTGGACTAACAGGTTTATCCGCAACAAGTGTAGTAGGAGTTTTAAATCCTGCAGATGTTATAGGCATAACCGGTTTATCAACTCAAAGTACAGTGGGTAGTATAACTATTTCATCTAACCCAATTCATCTTTTAACAGGGCTGTCGGCTACAACCACATTAGGTACATTGGTTGCTACTCCAGAAACTTTTGTTACTTCCTCAGGGCTAACGGCTACAAGTGCCATAGGCACTTTAACAACAACTCAATTAACAATTGCTAGTTTAGATGGACTTGGGTTAATAGCTAATTCTGCCGTCGGTGCAAGTGGTGTAATAACTCTAGGTTATAAAGATATTACCGGAACACAGGCTGCTAGTTATAGCAACATATCAGCAACACAAAGTGCTAGTTATAGTGACGTTAATAGTATATAAACGTTATTGACTTTATAAGTAATATAAATTAAAGATCTAATTAGGAGAACAAAATTAATGGCATCAACATACACAGATCTCGGCCTAGAGTTAATGGCAACCGGCGAAAACGCGGGTACTTGGGGAACAAAAACTAACGCTAACTTAAACCTTATTGAACAATTAACTGGTGGTGCTTCAAGTGTATCTATTGCCGGTGGTGCAGGAACTACAGCTCTAACTATTGCAGATGGTGCTTTAACAGGTACGGCTCAACAAAGAATTATAGAATTAACAGGAACAATATCTGGAAATAGAATTGTAACTTTTCCATTACTTACAGAAACTTTTTATTTTATCAAGAATACTAGTTCAGGTGCATACACAGTACAATTAAAAGCTGTATCTGGTTCAGGAGCAACTGTTACTTTTTCAACTACGGATAAAGGTTGGAAAGTTATATACCTTGATGGTGTAGCAACTAATACAGGTGTTTACGAAATTGCAACAGCAACTCCAGGTGGATCAGACACACAAGTTCAATTTAACAACTCAGGTGCTTTTGGCGGATCAGCTAATTTAACTTGGGATGGGTCACACCTTTTAATTGACGCAGAAGGTGATTTAAGACTAGGGGATAATGCAGGTGCAGAGTATGTAGGAATAGATGCTCCAGCAACAGTTTCAGCATCTTATACGATAACATTACCCGCAGCAGTAGGGGCTTCTTCTACAGCTTTAGTAACAACCGATGCATCTGGAACGTTAGGGTGGACAGCTACATCAACTTTTGGTATAACAACAGGAAAAGCTATTGCAATGGCAATGATTTTCGGATAAGAATAAAAAATAGGAAATAAAAAATTATGGCAAATCCCAATATAGTAGCAGTCACAAATATTCTAGGTGGTAACCTTGGTTGGAATCTATCCGCTACAGCAACTACTACTTTAGTAACAGTAGCTGCAGAAAAAATTTTAAAAATAAACAGAATCACAGTTGCTAATGTTGATGGCACAAATGCCGCAGACGTTAGTTTATTTGTTGACGGTTTAACAACAGCCGGCGCAACAGGACTCTCCGCAACAGGAGCAAGTGCAACAGTATACATCGCAAAAACAATCTCGGTTCCCGCTGACGCAACGTTAGTATTATCAGACACGCCTATCTATTTAATGGAAGGTGATATATTAAAAGGTGGAGCTAGTGCAGCGAGTGATCTAGATTTATTTATTTCATACGAAGTATTAGACGACGCATAGGAAGGTAATTAGCTATGGCAAATGGCGGAATTATCGGACCAATCAACACAGTTAGCGCAGGTCAAGCTGAAGTAATCACTATTGTTACATCAAGCACACCTAGTGCAGTTACAACTCAACCTCTAACTACAAAAATTAATTATGTAATAGCCGCAGGTGGTGGTGGCGGAGGTTCAACAAGTGGCGGTTCAGGTGGTGGTGGTGGAGCAGGTGGATTAAGATCTGGTTCATGTATATCAGTTTGTGGAGCAACAGCATTAGGTGCAGTAGTTATTGGAGCCGGTGGTGCTGCAACAACAAGTGGTGCAGTTTCTTCTTTTGTTATAGGTGGTTCAACTGTTACTTCTCAAGGAGGTGGAAAAGGTGCACATAGTTTTCCAAGTTTTTCTGCTTCAGGAACAGGCGGATCTGGAGGTGGGGGACAAGGTTATACAGCAGCTTGCTTTAGCAATTCTGGGGCCGCAGGTAACACACCACCAACAAGTCCTTCTCAAGGAAATACTGGTGGAAACGGAGCTTCAGCTCCTTCTCCTTCTCATAGTGGTGCAAATGCTCAAGCAGGTGGTGGTGGTGGTGGTGCTGGTGCAGTAGGAGTAACTGCTTGTCAACCAAGTCCAACACTTTCAAATGGGGGTGCGGGTGGTGCAGGTTCAGATTTAAGTCCTCTTGTAGGAACATCAGCAGGTGTGTGTGGTGTATTTTCAGGTGGTGGTGGAGGTGGTAAAAGACTGTCTCCAGGAAGTAAAGGTGCTGGTGGACCAGGTGGTGGCGGTGCAGGTGGTCAAGGCCCATCAACACAAGCAGTAGCAGGAGTTGCAAACTCTGGTGGCGGAGGTGGTGGTGCTGGAATAGAACCTAGTTCAGGTGGAGCAGGTGGAGCAGGTGTTGTAGTTATAAAACAACCAGAAATAAATGCAAGCGCACCAGGAGTCTGGTCAATGAACACGGTATACGATTTTATAAAAAGTGACAATTGGGTTACAAGAACAGCGGCAGTAGATTATATGGTCATTGCTGGTGGTGGTTCCGGTGGTGGACCAGATAGTTCTTCTGGTGGTGGAGGGGGTGCAGGAGGTTATAGAGCTTCTGGTTATGGACCAAGTCCTTTACAAGGATCAAATCAAAGTTTAGGTCTAGGAACATTCGCAATAACAGTTGGAGCAGGTGGAGCTTTTCAATCAGGTCCTGCTAAAGGATGTAGTCCTAGTGCAGTAAATAATGGAAATAATTCAGTTTTTGGAACAATAACATCAGCAGGTGGAGGTGGTGGTGGATATAATGGTCCAGCTAATCCTACTCCAGGACCCGTTGCTGATGGTGCGGCTGGTGGTTCAGGTGGTGGTGGTAGTGCACCTATAGCAGGTGGACCAGCTAGTAATCCTGGTGGAGCAGGAAATACACCTACTACAGATCCTGTTCAAGGATTTGCCGGTGGTTCAGGTCTTCACGTCAACTGTGTAGCATATGCTATGGGAGGTGGTGGTGGAGCTACAGCTGTTGGAGCAAATGGAACTCATCCAGGTGGTGGTGGAAATGGTGGAGCCGGTGCACCAAACACAATTACAGGGTCTGCAATTACAAGAGCCGGTGGTGGTGGTGGTGGTGGAAATACTCAAGGATCAGGTGGAGCTGGTGGTGGTGGGAATTCTAATACTGCGGGAACAGTAAACACTGGTGGTGGAGGTGGAGCTAATAAAAGTGGTGGTTCAGGTATTGTGGTTGCAAGAACGCCTTCAGAATTTACTTTTACAGTAGCCCCCGGAACAAATTCAACATCAACGTTGCCAGCACCAGAAGGTGGCTGTAAAGTAGCAACATTTACTGTAACAGGAACGTTGACAATAGGTGGAACATAGAATATAAATAAATTTTAAGGAGATAAAAATATGGCACATTTCGCAGAACTAAAAACAAAACCAGATCCAACAGGATTCACAACTGATACTCATCAAGTTGTTGAAAGAGTTGTAGTAGTAGGAAACGATTGCGTTCCTTCAGACATGCACGCTGATGGTGAAACATGGTGTATTAACTTTTTCAAAGGTGGAATTTGGAAACAAACTTCTTACAATAATAATTTTAGAAAAACTTACGCAGGTAGAGGCATGGTCTATAATCCTGTAAAAGATAAATTTTTAAGTCCACAACCCCATGCTTCATGGGCACTAGATGCTAGTGATGATTGGCAAGCGCCAGTAACTTATCCAACAGATACAACAGATAAATTTATTTCTTGGAACGAAGAAAATTTAAAATGGACTGCAACAGATAATTCAGATCCAGTAAATAATTTCAATTGGGATGCGTCAGCGCTAGCTTGGGTATCCGCATAAGGAGAACTAAGTCATGGCCACTAACGGCGGAATAATCGGTAAAAGTAACAAGGCTTCTTTCGGGAAGTGCGTGGTTACATCTAAAAAAGAATCAGGCAATATCACATTACAAACAGGAACTAGACTTGTTAGTTCAACTGTTGTAGCAGGTGGTGGAGGTGGAGGTCATCATGCTGCCGGCGGTGGTGGTGGTGGTGGTTTAAGAACTATTTTATTATCACCCACTCCTGGTGAAGCAATAACAGCAGTTGTAGGTGGTGGTGGTGCTGGTGGAAGTAACCCTAGAAATGATGGTGTTTCAGGAGGAGTTTCAAGTGTAACTATAAATGGTGTTACTACAACTTCCGCAGGTGGTGGCGGTGGTGGTGCATTATATGGTGTGGGATTAACTGGTGGTTCAGGTGGTGGAGGTTCTTCAGGATGTAATGGAGCAAATCAACCTGGTGGAGCAGGAAATACTCCTCCTACAGATCCCCCTCAAGGTAATACTGGAGCTGCTGGAGCAGCTGCTGGTGTAGCTGGTCAAGGAGGTGGAGCTGGTGGAGCAGGTGCGGTAGGTAATGCTGGAAGTCCTAGTAGTGCTGGAGCTGGTGGTGCTGGAGCAGCTGGAATAGATTGTACAACTTACTCTGGTGGTGGAGGTGGTGGAACTTGTAATGGAAACCCCGGTGCTGGTGGTCCAGGTGGTGGTGGTGCTGGTGGAACTACTTGTGGTTCTACAGGAACCGCAGGAGGAATTAATACTGGCGGAGGTGGTGGTGGTACCGGTACTGGTCCAGGAAATGGTGGTGCAGGTGGAAAAGGTGTAGTCATCGTAAAAGAATTAAACGCAGCAAGTGGTGTGTGGTCAATGCAAAGTCAATTTAGCTCACAGAGCCAGGGAACATGGCCAGAAACTACTACACTTATTGCAGCAACAGGTGGAACAATTTCAACAAGTGGTGATTACAAAATACATACTTTTACATCGTCAGGACCATTTAATGTTACAGCAGGAGTAGGATATCTTGCATCAGTAGAATACATGGTAGTAGCAGGTGGTGGATCAGGTGGATGGAATCACTCGGGTGGTGGTGGAGCAGGTGGTTATAGAGAATCCCCAGGTTCAACTGCGGGTTCTTATTCAGTATCTCCTTTAGCAGGAGGTTCAGCTATAGCAGTAACAGTTCAAGATTATACAATTACAGTAGGTGGAGGTGCAGCAGCTCAACCTGGACCAAATAATCCATCATGTAATTCAGGTTCAAATTCAGTTTTTTCAACAATAACATCCGCAGGTGGAGGTGGTGGTGGGTCTGCAGGTTCAAATGCAGGTTCAGGTGGATCTGGTGGAGGTAGTAGTAATCCTACTGGTGCTGCTTCAACTCCAGGTTCAGGAAATACACCTCCTGTAAGTCCACCTCAAGGTAATTCTGGTGGAAGTTTATCACCTAGTGGTAATGATCCTTTTGCGGCTGCTGGAGGTGGAGGAGCAACTGCAGCTGGTACTCCTGGACGTGCTGGTCCTGGTGGTAATGGTGCTACAAGTTCAATTAATGCAACTCCAACAACTAGAGCTGGTGGTGGTGGAGGTGGCGGTGTTTATGGAGGAGGTGCAGGTGGATCAGGTGGATCAGGTGGTGGTGGAGCAGGACAAGGAACTGGTAGAGGAACAGCAGGAACTGCAAATACTGGTGGTGGAGGTGGTGGTTCAAGATGTGCTGGAGGTGGAGCAGGCGGTCCTGGAATAGTTATACTTAGATACAAATATCAATAATTGACAATCTAATAAAAATTCTTTATAAAGTTTTTCATAAAGACATATGAATTTAACAAATTATTATTGGTATTTTAAATCAGCCATTCCAGAACGTATCTGTGATGATATTTCTAAATACGGAAAACAACTTCAAGAACAAATGGCAGTCACTGGTGGTTATGGTGATAAGAAATTAAATAAAAAACAAGTTATAGATTTAAAAAAGAAAAGAGATTCAGATATTGTTTGGATGAATGATAGATGGGTATATAAAGAAATACAACCTTACATACATCAAGCAAATGCAGCAGCGGGTTGGAATTTTAATTGGGATTATTCTGAGTCTTGTCAATTTACAAAATATAAAAAAGGCCAGTACTATGATTGGCATTGCGATAGCTGGGATCAACCTTATCAAAGACAACAGGGAGATCCATCGCACGGAAAAGTTAGAAAATTATCAGTAACGGTTACTCTATCAGATCCAAAAGATTATAAAGGTGGAGAACTAGAATTTGATATGAGAAACTTAGACCCTGATAAAAAACCTAATATTAAAAAATGTACTGAAATACTACCTAAAGGATCTTTAGTGGTGTTTCCAAGTTTTGTATGGCATAGAGTATGTCCTGTTAAAAGTGGAGAAAGAAACAGTTTGGTTATCTGGAATTTAGGGTACCCATTTCAATAAAAGGAAAATATGAAAAAGAAGAAAAAAAGAATTAAGAAACCAAAAGAACCAACTTACCCTACTCAATTAAATAGGGAAGATTATTTTAAATGTCCTATATGGTTTGCAGATGAACCTAAATTTGTTAATGATTTAAACAAAGCCTCCGATAAATATATAGAAGAATCTAGAAAAAATCTACAACCAGATATTGATAAAAGAAATAAATTAAATAAAACTAAAGGTGATTTAGGAAGTGTCTATCATTCAACTACTTTAATGGGGGATCCAGATTTTAAAGATTTAACTAATTATATTGGTGCAACATCACATAACTTATTAATGGAAATGGGCTTTGATATGTCTAATCATCAATTATTTACTACAGAAATGTGGGTACAAGAATTTGCTAATGATGGTGGCGGACACCATACATTACATACACATTGGAATGGTCATATGTCTGGTTTCTATTTTTTAAAAGCTAGTGATAAAACATCTATGCCAATGTTTGAAGATCCAAGAGCCGGTAATGTTATGAACTTATTACCGGAAAAAGATAAGAAAAAAATAACTTACGCAAGTACACAAGTTCATTATAAAGCACAACCTGGTCGAATGATATTCTTTCCGTCATATATGCCACATCAATACATTGTTGATATGGGTGTTGAACCGTTTAGATTTATTCATTGGAACTGCCAAGCAATACCAAAAGGAGTATTAAATGTCGTTCAAGAAAAATAAATACACAGTACTAAAGAAAGCTATCTCACCAGAACTTGCAGAATTTGTTTATCAATATTTTTTAAACAAAAGAAATGTTGCAAGATTTTTATTTGATCAAAAATACCTATCACCGTTTACAGAATATTATGGTGTATGGAATGATGAGCAAGTCCCTAATACCTATTCACACTATAGTGATATGGCGATGGAAACCTTATTACAACAAGTTAAACCTGTTATGGAAAAACATACTGGTTTAAAATTAAGTGAGACATATTCTTATGCAAGAATTTACAAAGAAGGAGATGTCCTAGCTCGACACAAAGATAGATACTCTTGTGAGATATCTACTACGTTGAATCTAGGTGGTGAGCCGTGGCCAATCTATTTAGACCCAACAGGAAAACAGGGTCAAGCAGGAGTTAAAGTGGACCTTGAACCAGGGGACATGTTAATCTATTCTGGTTGTGATCTAGAACATTGGAGAGAAGAATTTAAAGGTAAAAACTGTGGACAAGTATTTCTACATTATAACAAAACTAGTTCTAAAACAGCTAAAGAAAACTACCTTGATAAAAGACCTATGCTAGGCGCACCCGCTTGGTTCAAAGGTGTTAAGTTGACAAAGATTAAAAAATAGCTTACACTGTAAGCTTGTAGGGGGAGATCCACCACACGCTCCCCTTGCTTTAAAACCTGTTGAATTTATCAACAAACTGATATAACACCTAATAAACAGGTTTTTATATGCTACAAAAAATAGGTTTCGTACCAGGGTTCAATAAACAAATTACTTCTACCGGCGCTGAAAATAGATGGACGGGCGGGGAGAACGTACGTTTTAGATATGGTACACCAGAGAAGATAGGAGGCTGGTCTCAATTAGGGATAAGCAAACTAACCGGTGTTGCAAGAGCACAACATCATATGGTTAGTAATGCTTCTATTAATTATTCAATCATTGGCACTAACAGAATTTTATATGCTTATACGGGAGGTATCTTTTATGATATTCACCCTTTAGTTAATCCAACAGGCACAACATTATCAAGTTGTTTTACAACAACTAATGGTTCAACTGCAGTTACAATAACTTTTGGTAGTGCCCACAGTTTCGTAGCGGGAGACATTATTCTATTTAGTGACTTTTCTACTATTACAAATTCTAATTATGACGCTGCAGATTTTAATGATAAGAAATATATGGTTACATCTGTACCCAGTACTACAACACTTACTATTACTATGGCTAGCGCTGAGACTGGAAGTGGGGCAACTCTTTCAGGTGGGATTAAATATTTTCAATACTACCACGTAGGACCAGCAGAACAATTGGGAGCTTATGGTTGGGGTATATCTCAATTTGGAGGAATAAAGCCAGGAGCTTTAACGTTTACTTTAAATGGATCACTTGCAGCAGACACAAATGGAAACAATGGATCCGCTACACAAATTACTTTAAATAGTGTTACTGGTCTTCCCACTACAGGAACAAACTATATTCAAATTGGTGCTGAAGAAATATCTTATACTGGAGTTTTAGGTTTAATACTTACAGGGATTACTAGAGGTGTTAGGGGGACAACAACTGCTTCTCATTCAAATGGTGCAACAGTTACAAACAGTTCATCTTACACAGGTTGGGGATCTCCAGCAGCTAACACCGACTCAGTCATAGACCCTGGACTATGGTCCTTGGACAATTTAGGAGGAACTGCCATAGCCTTAATTCATAATGGAGAATGTTTTGAATGGGATTCAAATGCTACTAATGCAACAGACAATAGAGCTACAATTATTTCAGGTGCACCCACAGCGTCAAGGGACATGTTAGTATCCACACCGGATAGACACTTAGTATTCTTTGGAACAGAAACTACGATTGGAGATAAAACATCACAAGACGATATGTTTATAAGATTCTCTTCTCAAGAAAATATAAATGATTACACTCCAACAGCAATCAACAGTGCGGGTTCACAAAGATTGGCTGACGGATCACGGATCATCGGTGCTAAACTTGGGAGAAATGCTCTTTACGTTTGGACTGATACTTCTATGTTTACTATGAGATTTGTTGGAACACCTTTTACATTTGCCTTTGAACAAGTTGGAACCAATTGTGGATTGCTAGGAATTAATGCAGCAGTTGAAGTTGATGGTACGGCTTATTGGATGTCTGATAATGGTTTCTTTAGATACACGGGTCAATTACAATCTATGCAATGTTTAGTAGAAGATTATGTTTATGAGGATATAAATACAACTTCTAATGAATTAGTTTATGCAGGAATTAATAATTTATTTGGTGAAATTACTTGGTTCTATCCAACGTCTACATCAAATGTAAATAATAGATGTGTGGTATATAACTATTTAGACTCAACTCAAGAGAC